ATCGCACAGGCGCGTGAACAGGGCGCTGACGCAATCGCTGAGGAGGCGCTCGAAATCATCGATACGCCGCCCGAATACGTCCTGACGAAGACCGGCGAGTCCGTTGATTCAGGCTATGTGACATGGCAGCGCAACCGCGCCGACCTGCGCTTGAGGCTGCTGGCTAAGTGGCACCCCAAGAAGTACGGCGACCGCCAGATCTTGGCTGGTGACGCTGAGAACCCGCTGACGACCAGTCCCGATGCCTCCTTTGTGGCTGACCTGATCGCTAAGATTGAGGCGGCAAAGCGGTGACCCCGAGGGAGTTCATTGAGTGGTTCCGGGACGACCAGAAGCTCGATGGGGTTCGCGTCGCTGGCATCATGACATCGGAAGGCATAATCGACCTTGACGACATCACTGACGAGCAAGCCGAGACCATCGCCGAGCAGATCATGCTTTGCTACAACACCAAGGGCAACGCATGACCGAGCCTGTCGTTGACCGCGAGGTAGCCGCCAAGTATGCGCAGCAGGAGATCAAGACCCTGCTGGACTGCTCGCTTGAGGAGAAGCTTTCCAAGCTGCCCCGCATACAGCGGATCGCTTACGAGTGGCGCTTGCGCTGGCTGGTATCGGCTCACAAGCACCAGATCCTGCCTGCCGGCGACGATTGGACAATCTGGCTGATGCTTGCAGGCCGGGGTGCCGGGAAGACCCGCACCGCAGCCGAGCAGCTAGGCTGGTGGGCGTGGAGCGAGCCGAACACCCGCTGGCTGGTGGCGGCTCCGACCAGTTCGGATGTGCAGGGCGTCTGCTTCGAGGGTGAGTCTGGCCTGCTGGCAGTCATCCCGCCCGAGTTGATCAAAGACTACAAGGTGCAGAAGTGCGAGATTCACCTGATCAACAAGTCCATCATCAAGGGCATCCCGGCGTCCGAGCCCGAGCGGTTCCGAGGCCCACAGTTTCACGGCGGCTGGTTTGACGAGTTGGCTGCATGGGACTACATCGACGATGCGTGGGACATGATCCAGTTCGGTCAGCGTCTGGGTGACCGAGTCCGCCAGATCGCCACCACGACCCCGAGGCCGAAGGCGCTGATCAGAAGCCTGATCGCCCGCAACGGCAAAGACGTAGCCGTCACGACCGCCTCGACCTATGACAACATTGACAACCTCGCGCCGCAGTTCCAGCAGCAGATCCTGCAATACGAGGGCAGCAAGATCGGGCGACAGGAGATCTACGCCGAGCTTCTGAATCCCGAAGAGGACGGCATCATCAAGCGCCAGTGGCTCAAGATCTGGCCTGCTGATAAGCCGCTGCCCGAGTTCGAGTACATCATTATGTCGCTCGACACCGCATTCACCGAGAAGACCACCGACAAGAAGGGCGACGCCGACCCGAGCGCCTGTTCGGTTTGGGGCTACTTTAAATACGACAAGAAACCAGCCATCCTGCTGCTCGACTGCTGGGAAGAGCATTTAGGCTTGCCCGACCTGATCGCTCGCGTGAAGCAGGAGATGAGCGTCCAGTACGGTCAGGGCGACATGAAGCCGGTGATTAAGCCGATGGTTGGCCCGAAGTCGTCTTATCTTGTAGGCCGCAAGCCTGACCTGCTGCTGATCGAGGACAAGGGGTCGGGTATCAGCCTGCGCCAGATGCTGGCGAGAGAAGAGATCCTCGCCTACCCGTACAACCCCGGCAAGGCAGACAAGCTTGCTCGGCTGCATATGGTCTCGCACATATTTGCGCATGGTTATGTTTGGGTGGTAGAGTCTGAAAAGCGTCCGGGTCAGATCAAGACTTGGGCAGAGCCGCTTGTGGCGCAGCTTTGCAGCTTTACTGGCGAGCGTTCGATCAAGCATGACGACCTGATGGACTCGACCACGCAAGCAGTCCGCTTCCTAAGCGACCGCAATATGCTAACGGTCACAGTCAAGCAGCTTGAGCGCAAGGTTGCGCCGCCGAAAGAATACGTCAATCCGTATGCAATCTAAGAGAGTGACATGGATGAAATGAACGAGAAGCGCCCCGATCCCAAGGATCCAGCGGGCGAGATATTTGACCTAGGCCAAGAGGACTCAGATGTCGTTGACACCGAGGACGGTGGCGCGATAGTCAAGATCAACGATGAGCCGCTGGCTGGAGACTCGCCGTTCTACGAGAACCTTGCCGAGACCCTGCCCATTAGCGAACTTGCGACAATCGGCACCCAACTCTGCGACCTGATCGAGCGCGACAAAGAAGCTCGCAAGCGTCGTGACGAGCAATACGAGGAGGGTCTGCGCCGCACTGGTCTGGGCGATGACGCCCCCGGCGGTGCATCCTTCCAAGGCGCAAGTCGCGTAGTGCATCCGATGCTGACCGAAGCCTGCGTGGACTTCTCAAGCCGCATGATGAAGGAGGTCTTCCCGATGGGAGGCCCAGCCAAGGCCAAGGTCATTGGCAGCATGACTAAGGAAAAGTTCGAGAAGTCTGAGCGCATTACAAGGTTCATGAACTGGCAGATGACGCGCCAGATGCCTGAGTTCCGCTCCGAGCTTGAGCAGATGTCTACCCAGATGCCGCTCGGTGGTGTGCAGTACATCAAGCTGACATGGGATGCGAGACGTAAGCGCCCGACCCCAACCTTTGTGTCTGTGGACGATGTCTACCTCCCGTTTGCAGCCACCAACTTCTATTCCGCCGAGCGTAAGACGCATGTTCAGTACATCACCAAGCTGGAGTACGAGAAGCGAGTCGCTGCCGGGATGTACCGCGACGTAGACCTGTCCCCGGCTCCAATTGTCCCGGATGTCAGCAAGTCCGAGACCGCCAACAACAAGATCGAGGGGCGCTCTGGCGACACCTACAACCCCGATGGCCTGCGCACGATCTTTGAGGTCTACGTCCAGTACGAGATCGAGGACGAGCCGTCGCCCTACATCATTACGGTGGACAAGGCGACGCAACAGGTGCTGTCGATCTACCGCAACTGGGCTGAGGATGATCCGCTCCGAGAGGAGCTAATCTGGATGATCGAGTTCCCGTTTGTGCCGTGGCGTGGCGCTTACCCGATTGGCTTGACGCATATGATCGGTGGCCTGTCTGCCGCTGCCACAGGCGCACTGCGGGCTCTGCTGGACTCTGGGCATATCAACAACTTCCCCGGCCTGCTGAAGCTCAAGGGCGGCGGCGCTGGCGGCGAGACAACCCGTGTTGACCCCACCGAGGTGCATGAGATCGAGGGTAGCTTTGCGCAGGACGACATTCGCAAGGTCATGATGCCGCTGCCGTTCAATCCGCCAAGTCAGGTGCTGTTCACCCTGCTGGGCTTCCTTGTGGACTCGGCAAAGGGCGTGGTTCGGACAACCTTCGAGGAGCTTGCTGACAGCAATGCCAATACTCCTGTCGGCACGACGCTGGCTCGGATGGAGCAGGGCATGGTTGTGTTCAGTTCGATCCATGCTCGGGTGCATGATGCGATGGGGCGCTTGCTTGAGACGCTCTACCGCATCAACCAGATGTACATGGATGAGCGCGAGATCTACGACGAGACGGGCGAGTTGCTTGCCTTCCGCGAAGATTTTGAAGGCCCAGCTAATGTCATGCCGGTGTCTGACCCGAATATCTACTCCGAGATGCAGCGGTTCGCGCAGGTGCAGGCTGTTGTGTCCAGAGCGCAAGCCCTGCCGCAGCTTTACGACGTTCGCGCTGTAGAGCAGATGCTCTTAAAGCAGTTGAAGATCCCCGAGGGTGATTCGCTGCTGCTGCCCAAGCCCGAGGTCAAGGAGATGAATGCGGTCAACGAGAACCTCGCTGCGACGATGTCTCGACCAATCGCTGCGTTCCCCGAGCAGGATCATCTTGCCCACCTGCAAGTTCACCTCGACTTCATGCGCTCACCAGTGCTTGGTAGCAACAGGTTGTCGGCTCCCACGGCGCTTCCTTTGTTGTTGGATCATTGCAAGGAGCATATGGTCTTGTGGTACGTCACGCACACGATTAACGTTACCTCTGAGGCTGCTGGCGTTGACGTTGGCACGTTGCTGAAGGATGCTACAGCCGAGGATCGCGCCGAGTTTGACCGGATGTTGGCTGCTGCAAGCCAGTCGGTGATCAACGAGGCGAACTCGACGATGGAGCAGATCCCGCCGATTCTCGAAGAGTTGTTCGGGCTCCTGCAATCCTTCCAGCCGCAGCCACCGATGGCACCGGCAGAGCAGGTTGCGCAGGCAGAGATTCAGCGCAAGCAACAGGCGGACGCAGCCAAGGCGCAGTACGACGCTGCCAAGCTCCAGACTGAGCAGGCGAAGCTGCAACAGCGCCAGCAGGAAAGCGCCGCAGCCTTGCAGCAGAAGATGGAAGCTTTGAAGCTACAACTTCAGGAGGCTCAGATGCGCGAGCAGGCAGAGGATGCCCGCAAGCAGGCAGAGCTTGCTGCCCGCATGAAGATGAATGCCGACGACAACACGACAGCCAAGCAGCTTGCCGCGCTGGAGATTGCCGCAGGCGAAAGAATTGCCGTGTCAACTGGCACTGGCATAAACCCCAACCCGTAAGGAGAGCAGCATGGAAGCAATCAACTTGCACAAGCAGATGGCGATGGGTAAGGGCTACCCCAAGGATGTGCAGGGCAGCGGTAAGGATCCCGCACCCAAGGCACCGATTCCTAGTGGCAACGCCAAGAACCTGACCCGCATGAAGTCGTTCGAGGCTAAGACCCCGAAGGGCGGTATGTGATTGACAAGATTATTGGAAAGATAAAGAATGCGCAGCAGCAGGCGGCACTGGAAGCGGTGTCGCGCCCTCCCTCTGATGGGAAGGACGTTGCGTATATGTATGGTCAAAGGGTTGGCTACTACGCTGGCTTAGATCATGCGCTAAGGCTTATCGAGCAGACCCTGAGCGATCAGGACAAGCACGATGATCGGTTGTAATAACTCAGCATTGGAGAAAGAAGATGCTACTGGAAAACCCTATCGAAATGCAGTACGACTCGCTGGATGATGCTTTCCCGCAAGTTGATTGTGGTATCAAGCCGTTGGGCTCTCGCGTAATCGTTCAGATCCGCAGGGCAAAGCAGCAGACCAAGTCGGGGCTGTATATCCCCGAAGAAGCTCGCAAGACGGAAGCAAGTAACACGCAGGTCTCGAAGGTAATTGCTATCGGGGCGCTAGCATATTGCAACAGAAACACGATGGAGCAGTGGCCTGAGGGCGCTTGGTGCGCTGTTGGTGACTTTGTTCGTAGTCCGAAGTATGGCGGCGACCGTTGGACGGTGACGCACGACGAGGAGGAGATCGAGTTTGTCATGTTCAACGACTTAGACATTCTCGGCAAGGTGACTGGTGATCCGACCAAGATCAGGGCTTTTATCTAAACGGCTGAAAGGAGTCGATAGTGAATACCAAGACAGATGATGTCTTGTCGGAAGATGATGCCGACGAGAAAGAGCAAAGTAACGAATACGTTGCCGTAGAGCAAGAGGATGCGCGAGCAGAGGCTCATGCTGATGACGGTGATGACGACGGCGAGGACGAGCGCCTTGATGCCGACAATGAAGACCGCGAGGAGCTTCGTCGTCGCCGCCGTGAAGAGAAGGCTGAACGCGCCCAGCGCCGCAAGGCTGCAATTGAGCGCGATAAAACTGAGTTGGCTTTCCTGCGCCAGAAGACGGAAGAGCAGGAGCGCCGTCTGGCTGCGATGGAACACCGGACTGCTACGCATGACTTCGCCGCGCTGAATCAGCGCCTGAAGGACGCGCAGGAAGAGGTTCGTGCTGCCGAGTATGTGATTGCAAAGGCAACCGAGGCTGGCAATGGTGAGGACGTTGTGTCTGCCATGCGAGTCCGGGACGAGGCGATTCAGAAGCTTAATCAGCTTCAGAACGTCAAGCAGCGGTCGCAGCAGAAGCAGCAACAGCAGACTCAAGCGCCGAAGGCTCCGTCGTACCAGAGTCTGGCTGAGGACTGGGTAAAGATGAACCCTTGGTTTGATCCGCATGGTCGCGACGATAAGTCAAAAAGAGTGCTAGAAATTGATTTGCAATTAACGCAACAGGGCTATAATCCAAATAGCTTGGAATATTGGCGTGAGCTAGACCGTCAGGTCGAGAAAGAGCGTAAGGCAAGAGGTGGGCCACCGATAGGCTCAGGACGCGAAAGGGCTCCCGCTGTATCCAAAAATGAGGTATATATTTCGCCAGAGCGCAAACGAGCAATGATTGACGCTGGCGTATGGGATGACCCCAAGGCTCGGCAACGCTACTTAAAAGCATATGCCGATTGGGACAAAAATAATTCTGCTCGCTGAAAGGAGTGAGAAATGAGTGACGAAAGACTGAAGAAAATCGCAGACCCTGCTCGGCAATCGCGAGCCTCGCAAAATCGCGAGGTTACTGAGAACCGGGAGTTGTCGGACGATGACCGAGTCGAGATGTTTAGGCAACAGTTTTACCAAAGCGCATTACCTGATTTACCGGGAATACCGGGGTATCACACTTGTTGGTTGACCACCACAAACCCTCGCGACTCTGTTCAAGCTCGTATGAGACTTGGATATGAGCCCATTAAGCCGGAAGATGCTCCCGGCTACGAGTACATCACACTCAAAACGGGCGAATACGCAGGGCTTATCGGGGTCAACGAAATGCTGGCGTTCAAGCTTCCATTGCGTTTGTATCATGCGTTTATGGAGGAGGCTCACTTCAATGCACCATTGCGTGAAGATGAGAAGCTGGTAGCCATGACCGAGGCTATGCAGGAGCAAGCTGAACGGGCAGGTGGCAGGTTGATCGAAGGTGACGGTATGTCGGACTTGCGCAAAGTTCCCGAGCGCCCTGTCTTCACTTAACGTGCAGTAAGGGTGCGAGGGTTTGACCAGACATATTTTTAAGGAAATATTATGTCGAACACTATTAATGCACCTTTTGGCTTTCAGCCGGTGTATCACTCTAGTGGCTTCGTTCGCCCACAGGCGATGACGATGACCGACAACTACGTCAACAATATCCTCCAGTATCAACCTGTGAAGATTTCTGCTGGTGTGGTTGTTCCTGCTGCTGCTGGCGATCCTTTCGTTGGCACCTTCATGGGCGTAGAGTTCACCGATTCTGACGGTCGTCGTCGCGTCTCCAACAAATGGGTTGGCGGCAATATCGGCACTGACATCACTGCCTATATTACCCTTGACCCACTAATCGTCTACCAGATCCAGTCTAACGCTGCGGTCACCGTGGACGACATTGGTGAGCAGTTCAACTTCGGCAGCATCACTGCTGGTTCGCTGACCACTGGTCTGAGCCAAGCTGTGTTGGATGTCTCGTCGTCTGCTGCCAATGCTCAGATGCGTCTGATTGGTATCACCCCCGGCCCGGACAATGCGTTCGGTGACACCTACGTTGTGTGCCAAGTTGAGATTTCTGAGCATCAGAACGTAGCAGATCGTGCTGCATACTAAGGAGAGCGGACATGAATAAATTTATCTCTACCGCGCTTTCCAAAGTTAGCGGCTTTTTCAAGAGCGTAGCCCACAAGCTGCACGATGCTCTGTTTGGCCTGATGGTCAAGCAAGGCTTGATCGTATGTGCAGTTCCGATGCGTTCCACCGACTTCCGCTCGATTGTTGAGCCGATCCTGAACGAAGAGTTCGACGGCATCTACGATCAACGCGCAGACGAGTGGAAGCAGGTTTTCACGCAGCGTAACGGTATTCCTCGCAACTACCATGAAGAGCCAGTGCTGTACGGCTTTGGTGCTGCGCCGGAACTGCCGGACGGTATGCCTGTGACTTACCAGTCGGGCGGTGTGCTGTTCAACGCACGTTACGTCTATAAGGTCTATGGTCTGGCGTTTGCTCTGACCAAGGTTCTGGTGGAAGACGGTGACCACATTGCAATCGGTCAAACTTACGCCAAGCACCTCGCTCAGTCGTTGATCGAGACCAAAGAGACCCTGTGCGCGAACATCCTGAACCGTTCGTTCACTGGTGGTGCTTACGCTGGTGGTGACGGCGTGTCGTTGGTTAACACGGCTCACCCAATCGCTTCTGGCTCGTTCTCGAACCAGTTGACCACTCCTGCGGCTCTGTCGCAGACCTCGCTTGAGCAGATCCTGATTCAGATCCGCAACGCTGTTGACAACAACGGCAAGCGTATTCGTCTGACTCCTGAGAAGCTGGTTGTCAGCCCGTCGAACGTCTTCCAAGCAGAGGTTCTGCTGAAGTCGGTTCTGCGTACTGGTAACGCCAACAACGACATCAACCCAGTCAAGTCGATGGGTATGCTCGGTGGCGGTCAAGCTAACCTGTCTCGTCTGACTTCGACTACCGCTTGGTGGATCAAGACTGACGCTAAGGTCGGTCTGCAACTGATGATGCGTCGTGCGCTTGAGAAATCGATGGAAGGTGATTTCGAGACCGATTCGATGCGTTACAAGGCAACTGAGCGTTACATTCCGGGTTGGACTGATCCTCGTACCGTTTACGGTACTGCGGGCATCTAATCAACCTGCCGGGGGCTTAATCGCCCTCGGCGTCTTTTAAGGAGAAGGATATGTCTACGCCTAGTCTTTCGCATACCTACTTTGGTTCGACGCTGACTGCTGGTTCCGCTCTGACAGAAGCCACCAATGGTGGTTATGTTGTTTTGGAACAAGTAATCAGCTTGACCAGTGTTGCTGATGGTACGGCTGTTAGTGGCTCTATCAGCATCCCTGCAAACTCACAGATTATTGAGTTTTATGCAGATATGTTAACGGTTCCTTCTTTTGGCACAGCAACAAAAGTTGATTTGACTATTGGTACAGCAGCAGCAGGTACTCAATACTTATCAGCTACTGATGTGACATTAGTTGGTCGTACAGCTTTAACTTTTACAGCCGCACAATTGACAGCAATGTCAAACGTCGGTAACAACACCAGTGTTGTCGCTACCATTGATCCAAATGGCACTGTGGCATCACAAGGTTTGTTCCAAGTAACTGTAGTTTATGCAATGAAGTAATGAGAGGGGGGTTCGCCCCCTTCTTTCTTAGGAGTCAATTATGAGACGCATGGTTGTGACTCGTACAAACACAGGCTCTAGTGACCTGTGCGTAATGAATTTAAACACCAGTCCGTTCAACGTCGGGATTGGCTGCAACATCACCAGTGGCTCGCCGACATACACTGTCCAGCACACATTCGATGATGTATTTGCGCCAAGCTTTGACCCATCGACTGCGACTTGGTATGACCACCCGACGTTGAATGCTCAGATTGCAGATGCTGATGGCAACTACGCATTCCCTGTGACTGCAATCAAGGTTGTCGTGACAGGCACTGGCGTCGTGCAGATGACAGTTATTCAAGCTGGTATCCAGTAATGCCTTACGTTGGCTACTCTGGCGTAGCGAATCAGGCGAACACCACTGATGGGTTCGCTGAAGGCGTTGTCGCCAAGAACGTCACTACGTCGGCAACTTTTGGTGAGTATGTTGGCGCTGGTGGGGTTGTGGATCTCTACGGAGGCGCAGCCCCAGTAACGTTTTCGTATATTGCGATGGAGACCACGGGCGTATTCCTGATGGAGACCAGCGGCAAAATTCAATTGGAGGTCGGCTAAATGGCTGATACAAAAATTTCCGCAATGCCGGATGCAAGTACGCTTGACGGTACGGAATTCGTTCCACTGGTACAAAGCGGCGCTAACGTCAAGGCGACCGTTGCTGATCTGAACGCATACGCTCATGCGTATGGCGCTTTTAGTGACGCTACAGACCAGACTGGCAGCACGACCGCTGGCACTGCGATGACGTTTAACACAGTTGATGTTGCTGATGGTGTGACGCTTGCGTCTGGATCGCGTTTGACTGTGCCTACGGACGGCATCTTTGACTTGCAGTTCAGCGCACAGTTTAAGAACACCGACAACGCGCAGCACATTGTAACCATCTGGTTCAAGATCAATGGCATTGACGTTCCAAACTCTGGGACGCAGATTACTGTGCCAGCAAGAAAAAGCGTCGGCATTAATGGGTTTGCTGTGGCTGCATGGAACATCTTTTTAGATATGAACGCAGGGGAGTATGTTGAGATCCTCTGGTTGCCTGAGTCGTTGACTGTCAAT